CCTCGACAGGTGTCTTGAACGAACACATGTACTCCGATTGAAAGCGGGCTTCGTTGTTTAGCTCATCACGTGCACGTCGTAGCTCGTCAGGTGGTATCGCCTTCGTGTCCTTTACCGACAGGTGACTGCTGTACCAAGCCCCATCGCTCTGGGCTTTTAATAATAATTTGTAGAAGTGGTTCTCACCACGAGGCGTGCCGTTGAATAATGCCCACCCCCCATTCTCTGCTAAGATGGGATTGATGAGCTGCCAAGCTGCAGGGTCAGAGATACTGAACTCAGAGAACACCACACCTATGGGATTTGCTCCCACCATTTTGTCAGGGTCGTCAGAACCCATCAACTGAATGACGCTACCGTTCTTTAGGTGGATACGCATCTCCTGCTCGCTCTTCTTCTCCACTATCTCCTTGGGGAAGTAGTCAATGAACTTCTTGCCCTCGCCTGTCATGCCGTTCCAGACAATGCGTCGTGCCTGATTACCATAGGGCAGGACGTACCAATACGTACCTACACGTTGCAGAGCTTTGATGGCTACGATGTTGACGCAGGTCAAATCCTTACCAGCACGTCGATGCCATGCTACTACCGCTCGCAAGTTCCGCTTGGACTGCGACATGTATTTGAGCAAAGGGAGTTGATAAGCTCTAGGCTCCCATCCCTGTGCAGGAACTTGTACACTCATTCTTCTTCTTCGTATTCCTCGTCATCTTCATCATCAACTGTAACCCAGTCGATGTCGTCGTGTTCGTGGTCTGTGCCACCAGAGATAAAGCTGTCGTGGTAATCAGTAGCTGACTCCAGTAGCCCCTTGGCTGCGTAGGGGTCGCTGAAGCGTACGTCGTAGACAAGTGGGGACTCGTCGTCAGATGCTATGACAACATAGTTTCGGAAGTGTTCCCCCAAAATTCCACACACCTGATTTAATATTTCCTCACTCATGCTTGTCTTCTTCGCTTAAAAATTCGTCGTACTCTGCTTCCACTATTTCTGCTTCCACAGGATTTGCAAGGCTGGACTTTGATACTTTGGAATAATCTACTGTCATGACTTTCATCTCGCCATTCAGAGTTCCCTGTACGTCCACGCTCTTGAGCTTGGGCTGGGTGTAGCTACATATCTCTTTCCAGATAGCTATCTTGTCACGCTTTTCCACCTCGGGGTCAGCTGCGTACTGGAGTAGCTCTTCGATAGGGTTAACACCCTTCTCGTAAAACAATGCCAGTAGTGCCTTACGCTGCTGGGCTGGCGTAGGAGCTTGGCTCATTATCTCCAAGAACTGTTGCTTGGTGGTTAGCTCTTTCTCAACCTTGCGTAGTTTCGATTGAGCCTCCTTCATGTCCTTCTCTGCTTTCATGCGTTTACGATGACATCGGCTGCGTTTGGCTGCCTGTTGCTTGATTACCTGTTTCGGTTTGCCTGCTGCGTAGGTTCGTTTGTCTACTTTTTCTGTGGGCACACATTAATCTATGGGTCATGGTTCTTGGTTTGTCAAGATGTGTTGACACTGTTGACACCTTGTTGACATCAGAATCAAGGGTGGTGGCAGTAGTTACTATATAAGATAATCAAGGACTTATGAAAGTGTTGACGTTGTTGACACTTATTTTGCTCAGACAAACCAGTAATGGAACTTACTCAGAAAAAAGTGTCAACAGTGTCAACAATTACGTAAGTCGTTGATATAGATACTGACTTATAAAAGTCACCTAGCTCAAAAAAGTGTCAACATGCTGTCAACAGTGTCAACAAAAAACTCGAAAAATTTATACGCAGGTAGGGACCCCTATTGTCGCTTAGTGCGTATTTCCCCCATAGGGGGGGCTATCCCTTAGTTACATGAGCCTCAGTTTTTCGCAGTCCAGTAGCTGTGGTCGGAGGCTCATCAGATGTTCCGACGCTACTAACGCATCGGATTCCGATGCTTCCGTGGCGTCTCCACGTGAGTCCTCGTACCGTTCGGCTTACGCATCCTGTTCGGATGCTCAGGTCTCACGGTACTGCGGGCTGTCGCTTCTCTGTCCCAGCCTCTTGCTTACATGCACCTCCTGACCCCCCGACGCTGTGGCTCCCGTTCCCCCGTGCATAAGATATTGGATTCCAATACCTTACGCACTCCGTTCCCTGCACGCTTAGCATCATCGTTTCAGGTAGCATCCTAACCCCGCTCATCTGCGACGTAGGTTACTTAGTATCAAGGACTTAGAGTACCATCGTAGCATATGCCTCTATCTGACAAGCAGATAGATGCACCAAGGGTCGTGTCCCTTGGATGACGTACATGCGGACATCCACTGGATGTCCTCCAGACCATGAGCTACGACCACTTTCCGAAAGTGGACAAAGGAGCTTTCGTCCTTGCGGACGAGTTACTTGGAGTCATCCAAGTAACCAAGATGAGTCTTACAATCGAGCAGACAGCCCTAACACAACAAAGGCGGAGCAGTCAATAGGGTTGCTGTGCGAACCTGCTCATGCCAGCTTCCGTCTCCTCTGAATGTTCTTCCGCCAGCTCCAGAACAGAGAGGAGCAAACCCTGCTCACGCAGGGCGGGCTGGTCATGGCAGGAGCTCCATTTGGAATGCCACTAAAGTGTCAACCAAATGGGCTCGTCCCCGACCTATCTGACAACTCCGTTACCCTTTGGTTATGTGCACGACGTACATCACCGACTTAACTTAACCAATATATCAATATGAATAACCTACTCATCCTCACCTCTCCTGACAAAGCCCAGCGTATTGAGTTCCTGCTCAACGGCAACCTCGTTGAAGTTACCGAACTCGAACTGGACGACGAGCAAGGTGCTCACCTAGCGGGGGCGGGCGACATCCGTCCCGACGAAGCCGAGTCTCAAATCGCCGAGTACCTCAAGCTTGGTTGGGAGATTCACACCCCTATGAGCTTCGTTGCTCTTACCGATGACCAGCTTGACGAGATGCTTATCGCCTCGTGCCTGCCTGCCCGTGAGTCATATCCCTGCATCACAGCTTGTCTTGACCATCTCGTTTACCACCTCTTCGTCGAGGCTCTCGTGATGTCGGACGGTTACCGCTTCGACCTCGGTGCTGACCGCGAGGAGTCGATGGTCAACGCCGTCGACCAACTGTACCATGCAGAACAATCCTAACCATCTGGGGGGGCAACCCCCTTTTTTCTTCTCTCTTCTCCTACCTTCTCTCTGTCACAGGAGAGGGGATTCACGACAATACAGTCACAACTAACCAAAAAAAATATTATGTCCATCATACTAAACCAACCCAACACCACGTCTACAGCACGTGTTCTCATTACCGAAGCCAAAAAAGACCTCGGTGATATCAGCAAGCCCAAGGCACTCACCAAGGTTGTCACTCAACAGCGTCAGCCTATTGAGTTCTGGTCTGACTCCAACATCCCGCTTGGCAAAGCTGGCGATGTGGTCGACGTCATCGTCACCACCGAAGGCAACCAAGTCCCTGACAAAGATACAGGCGAGCCATCAGGACGTTACTACTTCACATTCTGCACCGCACCGTCTGACTTCTTCAGCGATGTTGTCTCCGAAGAACCTGTCCTTGTCTAACTCATACCGTCCTGAGCACGACGTTAATCTGCTCACCTTTCTTATGACTATTAATGAACTAGTAAACCATACGCTGTCATCCGAGCGTTACTCCGATGACTGGAACGAGGGCTGGCGTCAGCTCTTTATCTTAGCTAAAGCTGAGTCCCGCAAGATAGCTCGTCGCACACGTGGCTCTGTCTTCCAACGTGACATCGACCCCAACATGATTGTTGACTCGTGGGTCTTGGAGCACGAGCTATACACCGACCATTGCAATCCCAACGACGATGCCCAGTGTGGCGACATGTCCTGCTTGCAGGCTCTGTCCCGTCAGCAAGACCAGTACATCGCTGACCTCTATCGTCTCTGGTGGAAGCTACTCCACGACGACAGCGTACCTCACCATGCAGTCGAGCGTGCCTACAAGATGCTCAAGCAGGAGCTTGCAACATCTATCTCGTCGGTCAACTACGAGACCTACGAGCAACTCCACGAGTCAGCGATGCCTGACCCAGTCGACTCCGTTGACGAGACCGAGGAGTTCATCCATCTCAAGGACTACCACCGCAACTTCAAGCAAGACCCTGAGTGCGACCCCGACGATTCCCTGTACGTGGGCGACACCACCCGTCTCAATCGAGGCAAGCCCCGTGGCTCCAAGGGTGTACTGGGCGGTCTCTACGAGGACACCCTGCCCGAGCCAAGCTACCGTCCCAAGGACAAACGCATCACGCTTATCAAGACGATGCTCTCCAGCGACAACGCTGACGAGATACGTCTTGCCTACTCGATGACCATCCCTCGTCGCAAGCCATCCGACACCGACGACCAACACCTCGACCGTGTCATGAAGAGACGGCGTGAGTGCGAGAAGTTGGTAGCTACTCGCCATTAGTACATTATATATCACTAGAATCCGTCCTAAGCATGACGCTAAACTGCTTACTCTTATCATGACTACACCAACCATTACATATCAGAAACCAAATCGTTTCGTTCAAGCCTACAAAACTATTGTAGCTTTTCTTATTGAAGTGCGACAAAGACTTGTCGCTTCTTGGAATCTAGTTCCTCAAGGTATTCGTCACTCCTTCATCGGTTCGTTCTGTGCCATCGCCTTGTGCAGTATGGTACTGTACTTCAGCCTCGTTGAGTTCATGACGTTACTCATGCTCAAAGTCTTAACCATCTTGCTCGTCCCCTCCTCCGTCGGGGAGTAGGGGGGAACGGCACAGGCGTGGCACAGGCGTGGCTCTTTTTTAAACAGACAAATTGTTGAGAGAAAAATTTTTTATGGAAATTTTATTCCTCAGTTTTCTTTGTGCTCTGTCTTACATCATCATTCTATGTAAAATTTTCTCGCTGTCTTTCATAGCAAGGACGCAAGTCTTTTGGGACATACTCTTTACGTTGGGTGTACCGTTCCTATTCATTGGTACATTCAGCGGTATGTCTACAGCTATTATCACAGGCGTAATCTTTTCTATGATAACTTTCTTCTTATCATTACTGGTCGAAGACAAACCCAAAACAAAATGGTGGCATCGACTTTCGTATGGTAAGAGACGTAAGAAAAGTAATGACTGCAGTAATCATCCCCCTCGTTCTAGATGTGCTTAACTGTGCTATCCGTCGAGCAACATATAGAATGGCAAGAGGTGTAAAGAATCGGCGATGACTGTGGTCTTCATAAAAAGTAGCCCCTCTGTAACCTGCAGAGGGGCTACCCTACACATATGAATACAACAACAACGATATACGTTAGAGATTATTTAGTGTGGTTATTGACACGATGTCAACCACAAAACAACAAACAACAACAACTAACCCATAGATATCATGGCAACTGTAACAATCCGTTACGGGCTGACTAACTCTGTCACCCGTGACTTCAACAACGATGCTACTGTCGGTGACTTGCTCAACGACACCAGCATCCGTGCAGCATTGTCTGCACCAGAAAACGTCCGTGCTGTAAGCAACGGTCAGACCCTCGACGCATCCAACTACGTGACTGCGTTCTCTTCAATTACTCTGGAGCAACAAGCTTCCAGCAAGGCTTAACACCAGTCCCTCCTGAGCATGAGATGAAACTGCTCACTCTTTCCTATGTCCCATACACATCAAGAATACATCCTCGACAGCGATGGTAACTTCTGCCGTCGCACTGTCGTTACCACCCCCATCGCTGACGCAGACAATGTCTTGTCTCGTGTCAAAGATGATGGTGTTCCTGTCCACTATCCGTTTGACCACAGCATGAATATCACTGGCATTGATGGTCAAGATTTACCTCATACCATGCGGTTCATGACGTACAGCTCAACACCGCACTTGGTGCACGTAGTTACTGCATTGCCGTACTTCCCATTCAAAGGTGCTCACCTCATAGCAAGCGAGGAATACAGTCAGTCATACAATGTATTTATACCTAGCGGTAGAGAAAGACGTTCAAACCAAACAATTGTTAAGCACGGCAACCTCAAGTGGCTACCTGTTATGGATGGCTACTATTTGTTCTCGTATGTTAACTACAACTGCCTTGATAGCCTAGTCAATCAGATGTACATCTTTGCAGTTAAAGACGAGAAAGCCTACTTCCCTAACCTACCCAATATCTTTGACGACGGTAGGCTTTGTGCTGGTGACGACTACGACTCCCACCTACGGAGCGGTACAAGCTTCAAAGGAATCATGGATACCCATGCTAAAAACTTGCAGTTGTTCTACAATGCACCGTGCAACAACGACCTGCGTAACTTCCAGATTGAGAAGTATGCGGTGTTGTTTGATGAAGATGGTAATACAAAACCTGCACCAAACAAAGAACTTCTTTCTAGATTCTACAAAGAATGCACGCATTCAACTATTAACGACATGGTAAATTCTTTCTAGATTCTACAAAGAATGCACGCATTCAACTATTAACGACATGGTAAAGTATCTATCCAAATGAGTAACCTAAGAGAAACACTAGAACAATCACGTGCTGTTGGGCAAGACTATCATGATGCCTACGCATCAGGCAATGTAAGACTCGGTACTGCCAATCGGCTTCGTCAGATAAATGAGTCATTGCAACGTATGGTACGTGAGGACAATGACACTTATGAAGTTCAACCTGACCTCAGCCCACAGGACTTACGCACTTTGTACAAGATTATCAACAGACAGTTACCTGATTGTGGTCGTAAACGTGGTGCTATCCTTCGTTACATCAAAGCTTATACACCCGAACCCAAACCTCAGCTTGGTTTTCGCATCGTACAACATCTAAACAATCTATGAAACCTAAACTAAAAGCAGTCATTATCGGTGCAGGCGGTGTTACTAGCTACATGCTACCTGCTCTTCGCAACAGCTTCGACTTGCACGCAGTCATCGTTGACGGTGACGTGCTCGAGAAAAAGAACCTTGACCGCCAGTTGTTTCGTAACAACATGGTAGGTCAGCACAAGTGTGTTGCTCTTATGAAACAATACAACTTCCGCAGGGATGAGGGTCAGGCAATCCGTTCGTACTTTGATATGGACATGCTTGACACCGAATACAAGTATTGGTTCAGCCAAGCAGACGTTATCATCTGTGCTGTTGACAACCACCCAGCACGCAAGGCTTGTGTCGAAGCATCCAAGCTACTGCGTACACCGCTTATTGTGTGTGCCAACGAGTACCACACAAGCCAAGCGTTCTACTACTGTCCAACAATCGAGCAAGAGTTTGAGCTACCAATGCTTGACCCGATTGCTCGCTACCCAGAGATTGCAACTGATACATCAGGCAGTCCAATGAGCTGTCAAGGTGAGGCACTTGAGTCCGACCCACAGCTTGCGATTGCCAATCAAGTATCCGCATCCTTTGGTAACTATCTTATCTGGACTTGGTTCGGCATGTCACACAACAATGCAGACGCCATTCGTTACCTGCCAATCGAGTTCCAATCTACATTCTCCAGAATGCAAACCCTAACCATCGAAGACATTGACAAACTCAACAGACAGTCAGCCTAAACAAGTCTATCACGATGGCTTCGTGTATGAAGAAGACGTTAACGACCTCTTCATTACATACCGACAAGTCACCGAGATAGAAGAACAGGAAAGCCTAACACCTAAATGGTTGGGCAAACCTATCCCACTCAAGATGTGGAAAGAAATACTAGCGTTCATGAAACAGTCGCAAGACAAATTCAAATCAGAGACGCTTGCCTTTCTGTACTACGACGTGAGCAAAGACCAGCCTTGGTCATACTGGGTTCCACCACAAGAAACAGCAGGTATGACTGTCAAGTCCTTGCCTGATGACTCACTCTGGCGTGACCAACGCAAAGCGTTCCCCGACACACAGTTCGGTACAGTCCACCACCACTGCACAAGCTCAGCCTTCCAGTCTGGTACTGACGAAGCTGACGAGGTCAACCGTGAGGGTCTGCACTTTACCATCGGTAAGTTGAACGATGTCAACAACATTGACATCCACTTCCGACTGTCCATCGGTGGGTATTGCGTTGACATGGACGCTGGCACTTACATCGAGATGGAAGAGTCACCGTTCAAAGCAACCTGTCGTGTGACTGATAACATTCAAAGTCAAGTTCGTAACCACCTGCACAAGCTGGACATTGCTACCCTGCCTGATGGTTGGGAGAACATGGACTTCACAGTACAGATGAACAACGTACACAAGAAGACCTACAGCTACACAGGTGGCTACGGTAAACATCAGTTCGGCAATCAAGGCACACTTGGTTATGGCTACGGCTATGACCCAGACGATAAATACTTTAAAAAAAAAGTGGACGACGTCGAAGACATAAGTCCCATCGAAACTCCAAACGAAAGTCTTGCTGAAGACTTCATCACCGCAATAATGACCGACTATGAGTATGAAGAAATCCTCGAAGATTACTACGTATACAAGAATGATTATATTAATAAGACTGCGTTACTTACAGGTACTCTTGCTGATACACAAATCTGTGATGACTTGTGCGAAATGTTTCAAGATGATATGTATATTACCACGCACGCTGATAAAAAACTTGACAACTTGGTTCATTCGTTTCTTATGGCACAATCAACAGCAGGACTGTCACATACACAGGGAGACCTTCTCAATGGATTGCAGTCCCTCAGTAATGAAGAAGGAATCGGAGTTCAATACATGGATAAGGAGGATGTTTTATGAATGTTCTAATCATAAAGTTAGCTGTCATCGCATCGAAACTACTACGAGTAATGGAGTACCTGATATCATGGTCATCCTGCAAAGTGGAGTATATCTTATTGAGAGCAAGTTTGAAACTACAAAGCTTCGCCCTGAACAAACAGCGTTCCAGATACGAGCAAACGAAGTCTCGGCTAACAATGTCACGTGCTGTTATACCCTCTCAGCCTACCCAAAGACCAAGAGATTAGTGGTTAGTAGGTATGATGCAGGGTCAATCAATGAGGACGGTATCAAACCTACCAAGACAACTGAGTATACTCTTGATGCTTCAGGCTTTACACAATTTTATAAAACTTTGCCAACACGGTAAGCTATACGCTCCCGAGCTTCCCAAACGAGCGACTCTGCACGGCTCGCCCCCCTCTGTGCAGACTAGGCGACACCTTGACATCCCGAGGGATATGTATCAGCCGTCTATCCTAGATAACTGGTTAGCCCCTTTGGGGGCGAGCCAGCCAATTTCTTATTAACGTCTCAGCCCCATATAAATGTCAGACACCAGTAACCCCATCAAAGAAATACTGGACATGGTACATTCCAAGTCCGAAGAAATATTAAAGAACGACCCATACCACGAATACCGCAAGGCGGTTGAGTGGGCAGAACGACGAGGTCTCATCCGTGACCTTACACCCCAACAAATCCAACGACGCATGGACAATAGAGAGTGGCGTAAGGTGAACAAGATTATTATACAAAATGAAAATAGACACAATATGGCAACTGATACTTCTGCTGATTCAAATTGAAAGCGGAGGCAATGACCTCGCTGTTGGTGACAACGGCAAGGCATTTGGATGTTTACAGATTCACGCTTCTTACGTTGAAGACATTAACAGAATCTGGAACACCGACTACAAGCACACTGATGCTTTTAATCGTGACGATGCAATAAACATGTTCATGTTTTACACTGCACACTACGCACTGAAACTGGAAGAGGAGACTGGTCGTAAAGCTACGGCTGAAGACCTCGCTCGTATCCACAACGGCGGACCAGACGGCTGGAAGAAACCGCACACTCTTAAGTATTGGAAAAAAGTCAAAGCTATCCTAGATGCAAATACCTCTCTTTGAACCTCAGTCTTTGTGGCGTCCACCCTCGGTGTTCCCACAACTAGGCGAGGTAGTAGCGATTGACCTTGAGACTTGTGACCCACACCTACGCCAGCGTGGTGCTGGATATCGTACCAAGTCTGGTCATGTGGTTGGTGTTGCACTAGCCGACAAACACACTCAAGTGTACTTACCCTTTGACCATCAGGGTGGTGACAACATAGACAAGTCAATGGTCTTAGCCTACGTTGCTAACGTAGTTAAGAACAGTAAGGAACTGTTGTTTGCTAACGCAACCTATGACCTTGGTTGGTTGCACGTGCTAGGCATCAAGCCCACCTGTACTGTTCGTGACGTACAGGTAGCAGAAGCATTGCTTGATGAAGAGAAGTTTACCTACTCTCTCAACTCCCTGTCCAAGCAATACCTTGGTGTTGAGAAAGAAGAACAGCATCTGCGAGATGCAGCACAGGCATACGAGATAGATGCAAAGAGTGACATGTGGCGACTCGCTGCTCGTCACGTAGGTAAGTATGCTGAGGCTGACGCACGGTACACATGGGACATCTATCAACACCAAATACCAAAGCTCAAGGAACAAGGGCTGTGGGATATCTGGCAGTTGGAGAGTGAGTTGATACCTGTGTTACTACATATGACAATCCAAGGTGTACCTGTTGACTTAGACAAAGCAGAACAACTGAATACTAGTTTACTACATGAAGAGAAAGACCTGCGTCATGACTTCGGTAGTCTGGACATCTGGTCTACCAATCAAGTAGGTGCGTACCTTGAAGAACGTAACCTAATCATACCACGCACAGACAAAGGTAACTACTCAGTATCCAAAGAGTTCCTTGAGTTCTGTACTGACCCTACTGCCCAGAAGATACACAAGGCACGGAGTATCAACAGGCTGCGTAAAGTATTTATCGAAGACATTATCCTCAAAGGCAATCACAACGGACGTATCCACGCTGAGTTCAGACAGACTGCGTCCGATGCTGGAGGCACAAGGTCTGGTCGTCTGTCATCCTGCAATCCCAACATGCAACAAGTTCCAAAGCGTAGTGAGATAGGCAAAGCAATCCGTGCATTGTATGTTGCTGAGCCTGACAGCTTGTGGTGCAAGGCGGACTACAGTTCACAAGAACCCAGACTACAAGTACACTACGCTCTGCTTGGTCAGTTCGGTAGACCATTACCCAAAGCAGAAGAAGCACGTGACTCCTTCGCTCGTGGTGAGAAGTTGTATACCTTCTTTGAGAAGGCAACAGGCTTGCCGTATGACACCTGCAAGATGCTCTGTCTTGGTATCAGCTACGGCATGGGCAACACAAAGATGGCTCGCACCCTTGGCATATCAGAAGAGATGTGTACTACAACTATGCGTAAGTTCAATGCCGAAGCCCCCTTCCTTAAAATTTTATTTGACAACGTGATGAACAAAGCAAGCAAGCAAGGCTACATCCGTACCATCCTTGGTCGTCGTGCCCGCTTTGACTTCTGGACTCGTAGCTTCGATGACAAACCAGTCAAAGGATACAGCAACGCAGTAGAGAAGTATGGTGAGCAGGGATTGTTTCGTGCCTTCACAAGCAAAGCACTCAACAGATTAATCCAAGGCTCTGCTGCAGACCAAGCAAAGAAAGCTATGGTTGATGCGTACAAGGCTGGCTTTGACCTACGACTACCAGTACACGATGAGATTAACTGCATGGTTAATTCAGAAAAGGAGAGTTTGGACTTGAAATTGCTCATGGAGAATGCTATCCCTCTTCATGTCCCAGTTATTGCAGACATAGACCTCGGCAATACTTGGTGCTAACTTAACCCAATACAACAATGACAGATAAACTACTAGAAGAATCCAATGTAATACCCATCGGTGAGGTTGAAGGTGTAGACACCAGCAACGTCCCTACTGGTGACTTGTCCGAGATTACTGAGCTTGGCAAGGCACTAAAGAAACTTGATGACGACATCATTGACGCAGAGATTGCAGTCAGCAAACTCAAGCAACAACGCAAGACCATAGCAGAGGAACACATCCCTGAGCTTATGAGTAAGCACGGTCTTAAGTTGATACAACTAGATGACGACACCAAGATTAAGATATCTGATTTTGTAGATGCTCGTATCGTTAACCCAGACAAAGCCTTCGGCTGGTTGGAAGAAACAAACAACGACAGCATCATTAAGAACTCAATTACGATTACACTTGGTCGCAATGAGAACCAAGTAGCTGATGAGTTAGTCAACAAACTTAAAAGAGAGTATGGTATTGATGCTGACCGTAAGATTGCGGTGCATCATGCAACTCTCAAGTCTTTCTGTCGTGATGCTTTGGACAACCCAGAGCTGGCAGAAACATTGCCACGTGAAGCCTTCGGTATATACGAAGGTCAGCGTGCGAAAATAAGCAAATAAGTAATATAAGTAATATAAGTAAATAAGTAAATATTATGGCATTCGACATAACAACCGTAGCAGGTCAGGGTACTGAGAATCTGGACACAGGTTCTTCGGCTCTGCCTATCATTCGTATCCTCCAAGATATGTCCCCTCAACTCAAGAAACAAAAAGAAGAATACGTAGAGGGTGCACAATCAGGTGACTTGTTCTTTAACAAGACACAGGAGGTCATCGAACAACCCTTGGAAATCATCCCATGTTACACAAAGTCTGTGTACACGGAGTGGATTCCTCGTTCAAAGGGTGGTGGTATTGTAGCCACACACCCACTTAGCATCACGGCTAATCCCAGCTATGAGAAAGGTCGTGAACGTCAATATGACGAGTGGCTTGGTGAGAACGAACTTCGTTTCACCACCTACTACTTCGTGCTGGCTAACATCAACAACGAGTGGACTCAAGCTGTGATTCCATTCACAGTCTCTCAGCTTCGTGTTTCACGTAAGTTGACTAACGAAATCAACCGCTTCCGATATGAAGATAAAAGCCTTAGTGGAATTAATCCACCGCTATATGCCCAAAAGTGGCAGCTTCAAACGGAGTTGGAAACTAATAAGAACGGTGACGATTACTACAATTACCTGTTCAGTAACAACACTCCGCTTGATTTGGAAGCAGACGAGAGTCTCCTTGAAATGGCTGCTGATACTTACAGTGCAGCCACTGACACTCCTCTGTTGCAAACTACAGAGTCTCCTCAGCTGGTCGATTCCTCGACAGCAGAGACTCCTTACTAAACTAAAAGAACTTTAACTCTTTTACCTTGGGGGCACACCACCCCCAAGGTTTTTTTACCAATGATTCCAACTACTGACTTAGCACATAGATTCAACCAGCTGTTTGCAGCCAACCCTTCTGTCTATGGACAGACTACTTTGACTGGCAAGGTTCGTGAACGTGATGGCAAACAGGATTCCAAATCCTATCTGGTTAAGGCTCCGCTAACAGTAGACGTATGGGTAGAACACATCGAAGGCAAGAAGCTCATCGGTTGTACACCCATCCTTGAAGACAACAAGGTAACATGGGGTGCACTTGATATTGATGTATATCAAGACACCGACACGATTGAAGACCTAAAGAAAACAATCAACGAACACAAGCTACCCTTTGTACTGTGTCGTTCTAAGTCAGGCGGGGCACATGTGTACCTGTTCCTTGCTGAAGCTATCTTAGCCAAGGATATGATTGACAAGCTCAAAGCATTCAGTGCGTTCTTCGGTCAGGGTGTGTGCGAGATATATCCCAAGCAACCAAAGATTGGCAACCGTAAGGACGACAGCAAGTACGGCAACTGGATTAACATGCCGTACTCAGGCAACCCAACACTACAGTATGCTATCAATGACGAGGGTAATGCAATGAACCCTGTTGAGTTCCTTGAGTATGCCGAGGCACGAAGACTAACCAAGGAACAATTTGATAAGCTTGATGTCCCACAAGTAGGCGAGGAACTATTACCCGAAGGACCGCCCTGCTTGAACTACATCTTTGAGAAACGCACACAGGAAAGTGAGAACCGCAACGTCACCCTGTGCAACGTGGCTGTGTATCTAAAGAAAGCTGAGCCATCGGATTGGAAGTCCAAGCTACACAAGTTCAACAAGAAGTTCAGTGACCCACTACCAGAACGTGAGGTTGATGCAATCATCTCATCTTACGAACGTAAGGACTACAAGTATCAATGTGCACAGGAGCCGCTATGCCGTTACTGTGACGCCAAGCTGTGTGGTCAACGACGGCACGGTATTGGACAGGAAGAGTTCCTGCCTAACAATCGGTCACTCATGCAACTTAAGAGTGACCCACCCCTGTGGTTCCTGACCCTTGACCACGAAGAGATACAGCTTAGCACAGAAGAGTTCGACAACTTCAACAAGTTCAACCAACGTGTTATGGAGAAGTTGCTAATCAAATACCCACCTGTGAAACAGGAGGACTGGGTCAAGCAACAGAACCTGCTACTCAAGAACTGTGTACGTATTGAAGTACCGTTTGAGATGACACCTGTCGGTCAGTTCGTAGAGTATCTGTCCTCGTTCTGTGCTGGTGCAAGTGAGGACTTGAACCACATCAAGAACGGTGCAGTCAAGCAGGCTGATGGTACGTACATCTTCCGTATGGTTGACCTCAAGGATTACCTTAACCAACAGAGATTCTCTGAGCTACCAGATAACAAGCTAATCTCTGTAATGAAACGCACGCTCAAGGCTGACACCATTCGTGCTGGTCGTGGTACAAGTCAAGTTCGTTGCTGGCGTGTACACAAGGACAAGCTACATCTTGACCCAAGCCAGCCAATGCCTAACCTTCAAGACGATGACAACTACTAACACAACCATATACGTAGCTAGTGCAGGCACTGGCAAGACAACGACACTAATGGACAAGCTGACCACTTGTCTGGAGTCCACCCCACCACACAAGATTTGTTTTACTACGTTTACCAAAGCTGCAGCTCAAGAAGCTATTGACCGTGCACTAATCAAGAACCCCAAGCTTTCAGAGAAAGACTTCACTGCGTTCAGCACACTACATGCCCTATGTTTCCGTCGGATACCACGCAAGCAAATGCTGAACTATCAGGATTACAAACTACTGGGTGAGTTGCTTGGCTACTCAATCAGTGGTGTTGCCACCCTGTTTGACTACAAGTCTGACAGTGGTAACGGCAAAGGAGACAGGCTACTGCAGTACGAATCCTTGATGCGTAACTTACAGGAACCAGCATCCAGTGTCCTAGCAACACAGGTCAATACCAAGTTTACACCAGAGGAACTGGAAGAGTTCTCTAAGTTCTATCGTAACTTCCGTGAAGAAAAGAACAAGTATGACTTCACTGACCAGCTTGAAGTCTTCCTTGAATCCAAGATAAAGCTAAACGTTGACTACCTGTTTGTTGATGAGGCACAAGACTTGTCACCTTTGCAATGGAAAATCATTGACCACATAAGTAACGAGGTCAAAGAAGTTATCATCGTAGGTGATGACAAACAAAGTATCTTTAAGTTTGCAGGTGGCGACCCCAAGTCCCTGATACAAAAGGAGGGCACACGAGTTGTACTTGATACAAGCTACCGCTTGCCCAAGAATGTCTTGGAGTATGCAGAGTCCGTAGCTAACCGCATCAAAGAGAAGCAGGACTACACCGTCAAAGCATTGGAGGACAACCAACAAGGCTTGGCACTAGGTGTACGTTCGCTTGACGACCTTGACTTCAATGACGGCACGTGGTTCTTGCTGTGCCGTAACAAAGCATTGATGCCCATCTTCGAGAACTATCTAATCAAACGTAAGATACTGTTTGTATCTGGTGGTGCTCAGTCAATGTTCAACCAGAAACAATTGTTCTTCATTAAGATGTGGGAACAATTACGTCGTGGCTACAAGTTCAAAGCTTCGCTTATCAAGGAACTGTACCGTGACTACCTGCCTACAGGTACGGCAGTAGCACGAGGAGCTAAGACTCTGATTGATACTATGCCTGATGATGAACTCTTTGAGAAAGAAGTTCTCATCAATGACTTCGGTCTTAAGACCTTAGCCAAGTGGGACATAGTATTTAGAATTCCTGACACCACCAAAGAAATCTTACTACGAGCTGAGTCAGAAAACAAACTTGACAAAGCTGGTGACATTGAAGTCAATACAATCCACTCATCAAAAGGTAGAGAGGCGGATAATGTGGTGGTGTTGCCCGACATGACGCAGACTACCTATCAACAATACAGCAACGACCCAGATAACGAACACCGTGTGTTCTATGTAGCGTGCACTCGTGCCAAGAAGAACCTATATCTTCACTACCCAGTTACACAACGGTTCTACCCACTACCATGATATACAAAACCAAACCTTTTAAGCATCAGGAAGATGCCGTTAAACGCTTTGTAGATGCCCCATATGGAGCTTTGTTCTGCGAGATGGGCACAGGCAAGACCAAGATGGTCTTAGACATCCTACAGAACGCTGAGGACAACGTAGACGCTGTTGTGATTGCACCCAATGGACTGCACCACAACTGGGCAATCAACGAGATACCCACCCACGTAGCCAAAGACGTAGAAGTCTACTGCTGGAAAGGAGCAATTAAGACCAAGAAAGCACGACAGGAGTTTACTCGGTTCATAAACACAACCGACAAGTCACGTATGCTACTGATTAACGTAGAAGCTCTACGTACAGCTGCTGGTTTTGATACCACAAACAAGTTCCTAGACTCTGCCAACTACGAAGTCCACATGATTGTTGATGAGTCAACCTGTATCAAGAATCCCAAAGCCATGCAGACCAAGCGGGTGCTCAAGCTGTCAGAGAAAGCCAACTGCAAGTGGATACTCAACGGTACACCAATCACCCAAAGTCCCCTTGATTTGTTCAGTCAATGCAAGTTCCTGCATCCACGTGCATTGCCGTACAGTACATACACAGCATTCAAGCACGCATTTGCTGTAGAAACTACCATGACAATGGGACATCGTTCATTCCGTAAGGTCATCGGCTACCAGAACCTAGATACATTGACCAAGTTACTTGAGCCGTTCAGCCTACGCATTGAAAAGAAGGACTGCTTAGATTTACCTGACAAAACTTTTACACGTGTGGCAGTCGAGATGACTGCTGAACAGAAACGTATCTACAAGACAATGAAGGACGATTGTCTGGCTTTACTAGATAGTGGTAGTTTGGTTACTACAACCTTGGCATTGACTCGTATTGTTAAATTACACCAGATAATAACTGGGTTTGTCACGGACGACGAGGGCACAGAACACCCCATTGACAACAACAGAATAGCTGCTCTCATGCAAATTGCTGAGACTACAAAGCCTTTGGTTGTGTTCTGTGCTTATCGTCACAACGTCCGTACTATCTGCGAGGCTCTAGCCAAGGAACACGGAGCAGACAAAGTCGTAGCCTTCAGCGGTGATGAGTCCAGCAATCAACGCAACGAGGCTATCCGTAGGTTTCAAGAAGGTGACGCTGACTTCTTTGTTGCCACCTCTGCGGGTGCGAAAGGTTTGACATTACACCGTGCATCAACAATGGTATATTACTCAAACAACTACAGCCTTGAAACTAGACTACAGAGCCAAGACCGCATCCACCGTATCGGACAAGACAACAAATGTACTTACATTGACTTGGTTGTTCCACAGACAGTGGATGACGCAATCCTTAAACGTTTAGAACAAAAGAAAGAACTGTCCAGCATGGTGCTGGACGACCTAATCGAAATCATCAAATAAGAAAGGGCACAATGTGGATACTACCGAAACAATTACACACCTCAGCCTTTGTAGCGGATACGAAGGCATTGGGCTTGGACTCCGAAGAGTTCTCCCAAATCTGCGAGAAATCGCTTACGTGGAGAGGGAAGGATTCCCTGTCGCAAACTTGGTTGCAAAGATGGAAGCGGGAGAACTGGATGCAGCACCTGTGTTCACGGACGTTAAGACCTTCCCTTACACAAGGTTTCGTCACAAAGTGGATATCCTCTCTGGGGGATTCCCGTGCCAGCCTTTCTCAAGTGCTGGAAAACGTCAAGCAACAGAAGACCCAAGACACCTCTTCCCTTTCATCGCAAACGGAATCCGAGACTGTAAACCTAGAATTGTCTTTCTCGAAAACGTGGAAGGAATCATCTCCGCAAAAACCGCAGACGGAGAACCAGTTCTCCAATATGTCCTCCGAACATTGGAAGGCTTGGGTTACCGAGCAACGGCAGGAATATTCTCAGCGAGTGAAGTCGGTGCACCCCACCAGAGAAAGCGTGTCTTCATCTTGGGGAACGCCTCAAACCTCGGATTATGTCGAGGGGGCGAGAACCAAAACTACGAGCAATCAGAAGTGCTTAGGAAGGGACTTGAACGAATTAGCGGAGAGAACCAAGATAGGCAATCACCCATCCACCGTTTTGCAGCTAGACCAAACGAACCCCAGCACGAGTGGGAAGAGCCAAGAGTCGTGGAATACTCCACAGGTGGACGATGCAAAGAATGTAGACCCATCGGCAAAGAGACGAAAAACTTTAGTGAGTCAAACAGGCAAACTGAATCCCAACTGGGTCGAGCAACTGATGGGGCTTCCAGTCGGGTGGACGCAACTGCCAACCGCGTGGACCGACTCAGGCTCACTGGGAACGGCGTCGTCCCAGCCACAGCCGCCAAAGCCTTTGTTACACTCATCCAACGACCAAAATGAAAAATAATCAAATGAGCATACCAGCCACCAACCGTTCGCTATTCAGTCAGTCTTCCGAAGACATCCTAGCACGAGCATTGAACTCAATGACTCTAGCTTGTGATGCGTTAACTAAGGAGAACCAACAACTTCGGGCACAGGTCACAGACCTGACCGCAGAAATTGCTAGGCTCAAAGAACAAGTAGTATTAAACCCCTGATACCCATGAAGAAAGTAGATGTAGTCAAAGAGTATATCCGTAAGTTTCCTGAGCACGGCAACAGAACCATTGCTCAGATGGTTGTTAAAGACCATCCCAATCTATACCCCACTCTAGAAGCTGCACGTTCCGCTGCTCGCTACGCTCGTGGTAACAACGGCAAAAGAGACCGTGCTTTAGGCGACAACTCACTACATCGAAAGAACGGCAAGGCTGGTGAATACAAGATTCCCAAGTCTTTGACCCCCAAGAAACGTATCGTACGTATACCAGACGGTAAGACTCTGTTACTATCGGACATTCATTTACCCTACCACGATGTTGAGGCACTTGAGTGTGCCTTGGAACATGGCAGCGACGCCACTAACATCATCCTAAACGGTGACACCGTAGATTTCTACGCCACTAGTCGCTGGGATACTGACCCTAACCACCGTGACCTCGCAGGAGAACTACAGGCAAGCCGTCAGTTCCTGATGCACTTGCGTGAACGGTTCCCTGATGCCAATATATACTTCAAGATTGGCAACCACGAAGAACGGTGGGAGAAGTTCCTATGGCGTAAAGCCCCTGAAATCTGCGGTGTGCCTGACTTTAAACTGGAACAGTTACTACGCTTTGAAGACCTGAACATCCAAGAGATTGGTGGTCGTCAACTGACCAAGGCTGGTGGACTCTGGGTTATACACGGACACGAGTTCTTCAATACCTTTGACCCTGTCAACTTTGCCCGCACCCTGCAGGTCAAGACTGGAGTATGCACTATTGCTGGTCACAAGCACAAAACCAGTCAACACTCAGTCAAATCTATGGACGGTGATACCGTAGCCTGTTGGTCAGTCGGTTGCCTATGTGACCTTGAACCTGACTACATGCCAGTCAATCAATGGAACTTAGGCTTTGCTGAGATTACCCACAAGGGTAAACAGTTTGAAGTTAACAACTACCGCATCATTGACGGAGTTGCTTATCGTTAAGCAACACCAGTAATCAAACCATTTACGACAGTTACGGTTTGACCTGCACCAGTAGCAAAACTACCTGTAAACCCTGACGTAAACTTACCGTCTACGTAATCTTTTGTAGCTGCACTGGTAGGAATAGTGGTATCATTGTCATTACTAGCAATACCCTCGGATTCAGTAACTAGTGCAGAAGCAGCAATGTTAGCTGTGCTTAGGTTATTGATGGCAGTATATACACCACCGCTAGTTACCATATCTGTGCTACCACTAGTAGGTGTTGTATCAGCCCCATGAACCTTACCAATAGCTGAGTCAATCTGAGAACCTGTGTTTGTTAATGAAAATGTGCTCATGATTAAGTTATTAAAGTGGCTTCTACTAAGATAGATTTTATGTTAAAGTACGGACTTCCAAAGCCCCCGCCTGTTCCAGATGCAACTATCTTATTACCAGCATTGCTTGTTGGAGTGTATGAAGAAAGGGTTAGCCAAGTATCTTGAGGGAGGTCAGTATACGTGCTTAAAGTAGTTAAAGTTACTTGACTAGAGCTAAATGTATTCCCCTCAACAGTAAACGAAATGGTAGAGCCACTCTTA